TCTGAAGAAGAGCTCTTAAGAATGAAAACAAAAGAAAGATTTGACGAGGAAGGAGACATTCAGTATGAGTGACAAAACTTATGACATTATCAAGAACACGGCCTTGTTTGCAGCTCCGGTTCTGTCCTTTTTGGGTTCGCTTGTAACTATCTGGGCCTCAATCGTAACAAGTGATCCTGTCATTCCTGCAGCGATCACTGCAACTTTGACTGCAATCGATGCTCTGCTCGGTGGAATCGTTATTGTGGCCAAGAAGATCTATGAAGAGAAAAAGAAAGGAGATGCTTCAAATGGGTAGTTGTTGGAAACAGTACGCAAAAGATTACTTGTGGTCTATTATAGGAGAGCCTTGTGGCGGTAGAGGACAGCCTTCCGACATTGTTGGTCAGATGGATGCCATTTCATACTATAACTATCCTAAAAATGGAATTGCTAATAGCTGTGCAATTCTGTGTGATAATGCGTTGCTTCACGCTTGCACAGAGCCTTCCTATGACGAAGATCCCGAAGGAGCCAAGTGGACTGCGCTCGCTGCTATGTATGAACCGCAGTCTCCTGGAGCAAATGACGGAGCAGGCTGTCGACAAAAGGTCGATATGTTCAAAAGGGCCGGAGCTTGGTTTGATGATCCGCAGGACTTTTGTGAGATGGATGAGATCTTTTTTGCAAGTTCTGATTATGTCTCATCAGAGAATCCTTACGGAGTTTATCATACTGGCACAATCGTCGACTGGGGATATATCGAAGAGCTCGGAACTGACGGTTTCACGGTTATTGAGGGAAACGTCAACGGAGGAGTAGTAGCTTATCGTTACTATGCTTATTCCGATCCTCGTATCTTTGGAGCTGGTCGACCTAATTGGGATGGATGGACTCCCGGTGGAGATGACCAGGATTCAAAACCAGATCCCGAACCGGTACCTGAACCAATCCCGGAGCCTACACCGGAACCGACACCTACTCCAGATCCTGTTCCGCTCGGATTATATGAGGTTGTTAATGTTACTTCTTATTTGAGAGTAAGATCAGGACCGAGTAAGGACTATGAAGTCATCTGGAAACTCTACAACGGTGATCAGGTACCTATCTGGGAGATTCAGGATGGATGGGGAAGGATAGATGACTACGGCTGGTGCTCGATGGATTATCTCCAGAAGATAAATTAACCAAGACAATCGTCTTGTTTTTTCCCTTTGGCTGCTGCTCTCGATCTTCGGGAGCAGTGGCTTTATTAAAACAATTCGATTCTGTTCATATTTAATTCCACTCAAAGAAAAAGCCCTCGGTTTTAGCCGGGGGCCTTTTCTTTTGTCAGAACTTAAGGAGATTCTTGACATCGAATATTTCTATTCGTTCAGTATGCACTATTATTTTATCACAATTTGCCCGAAATTTGCCCGAAGAAAAAATAAAGACCGTTCAAAGCCTTGTGGTTGAGCGGTCTTTTGTGGTGGAGCATACGGGATTCGAACTCATTGTTGTTTGTTCACCAGTGGACAGATTGTCCGTATTTTATAGGGTTTTCAGTTCAATTCAGGTCGCTTGTCCGTCGGATGTGGACTTATTTTGCCCGAAATTTTGACCGAAAGTCAGGTCAATGACAGATGCGACTTTTCTGTCCTCATCCTGCAGAATATGTCCGTAAGTGCCAAACGAATCAAAACTCACGCTATGTCCGACGACATCTTTAATGCTCTGCTCCGGGAGTACGTTCTTCATCATGGAAATAAAAGTATGACGGAGACTATACACGGTGCCGGGAAGGTTTCTTTCTTCCTTCAGCTTTTGCCAGTGCTTTCTCATTCTGGTCTGTTTTCCCTGAGTTCCGTCAGCTGAGCAGAAGATCCACTCTGTTCGGAGGTTCATTTCCTCGTTTCTCTTTATAGTGTTTCTCAAGATCTCTTTTGCGAGGTCTCCGATAGGTATCATTCGACGAGCGTTTTTATTCTTACCGTCTGTGATATGTCCACGAGCATTGATTGCTCTCTTGATAGTTATAGAGCTGGAATTAAAGTCTACATCAGAAACCTTGAGACCGAGTAACTCTCCGGGCCTCATGCCCGTGATGACACCAAGCAAGAATAAAGGATGATAAAAGAGCTCCGATGGTTCAAAGAGTCTCCTGACATCATCTTTCTGCAGGATCTCCTTTTCTTTCCTTGAATGACCTTTAGGAATGTAAAGTTCACCTCGTGGAAGCTCACATTGATAATCTTCATATCCAAACTTGATGATTGCTCTAATAATTCCACGAAGATTTCGGAGGGTTTTGTCAGATAGTGCTTTATTACGGCCTGTGGCTTCGTTTATTACGCTCTGCCAGTCTCTTAATGTCATTTTACATATCTTTCTCTGGCCGCATACAGGAACGATGTAGAGCCGTATATAACACTCATATTGCTCATAAGATGCAGATGTCTCACCATATCGAGACTTAATGTGTCGGAGGTATTCGTCAGAAACTTGTCTGACGGTCTTTTCTCCAGAACCTTCACCAAAATACCAGTTCTCATATTTTCTGATGACATCCTTACGACCTTTTGCACCGGGAATCGAAGAAGAGAAGGAAAAACGCTTTCCTTCTCTCATTGCTCTTATTCTCCATCGCTGGCCATCCCATTTAGGACTATTCATTTTTCATCTCCTTGAGTTGACTTCAAGTATTCTGCATAACTTTTCAACTTTGCGATGCTTTCAGCTGTAAGTCCATCTGTTATAGATTCTTCTTTTATTTCACCTTCAACAAGTACATCCATAAGCTTTCCCGGAGTTGTATGAAGTGCAAAGGCCAGATCTGGAAGTCTTTCGATTGATATATTGTTTTTCCCTTTTTCAATGGCACTTATTGCTGCTCTTCCAGCAAATCCTGATTTTTTTGCAAGCTCATCTTGAGATAGACCTTCGGATTCTCGGAGAAGTTTTATGTAAGCTCCGAACCTTTTCAGCCTATTATCTTCCATTTGTTCACCTTCTTTCTTACTTCGAGATTATAGGGTGATTGTTACATTTTTGCAACATTACTTGACGAATGTCAATTCATACTTGACGGAGTAAAAACAGATTGATATATTGGAGTTGTCAAGTAAGACACGACATAAAGGAAGGAGGTTATCTGATGACCGATTACGCAAAACTTAAAGGTCTGATGGCTGAAAGAGGTCTTGAAGTGACCAAGCTTGCTAATATCTTAGGCATTTCCAGACAGGCTGCATCGGACAAAATCAATGGAAAAAGTCGAATCACTCTTATTGATGCTCAAGCCATCTCGAAAGCTCTGAATATGACGAGCGAGGAACGTGATCTGATTTTTTTTGGAAACTGTGTCAAGCAGGAGGCGACAAAATGAGCGGTTCAGTCTATCCCTCATTAAAAAGGCACTTTAAGAACATGACCGAGCTGGCTCACGCAGGATGTATGTCAAGGACTCGACTCTATGACTGTCTTCACGGCTATAAGGATTTCACCAGAGCGGAAAAGAAAGCCATATCAGCCAACATCGCAGCGAAGCTCTTAAGCCAACCGTCATTTGATTACTCGGAGCTTGAAGCAGCTGTAAGAGCTTGGGAAGGTCAGTTTGATGAAATCTACAGAACAAAGGAGAAACAAGATGTTTGAAGTTTATGTATCACTCAAAGGTAAAAAGCACTATTTAGTTTTTGACGGAAAGACCGTTTACACAGATTGCGTAAAAGCATCAACACGTTATTTCAGATGCGGTGAGAAGAATCTTGAAGTCGAGGAAGGCTGGGTTCTTAACGATGAGCTTTATCTCGACAATCCTCATGTGAAGGGTTCCAAGAGAGTCGCTGTTGTATCTCACTGGAGAAAGGCTTAAGGAGGACTGGTGGATGAAAGACGAGATCACAATAACAAAAAAGGAGCTGACACAGAAGCTCCTGATCGCTTCCTCAAGAGCTTCCTCGAAGATCCAGGAAAAAGCAAAGAATCCTCAAGCTCAGATGGTCGTAAATCTGCTTAATACAATCCTCATAGGTGAGATCCTGAAGATTTTGTTCGACGATAGTGACTCTTTAGAGATTGTCGAAGAAAACTAAAGGTCGGAGGTGCGGATATATGAAAAATCATAATTATATCGTGCCGGCTCTAATCGTTTCTTTCGTTGCAGCTTTCGTTATCGGAGAGCATATCGACACCAAGAATTACATTCAAAAGCAGAATGAATTGACGATACAGGAGATCTCTTCAGCCGTAAAACCTTATGAGATCCTTCTGACACCGGCACCTTCAGCAACACCGACACCAACAGTCACACCGACACCTTTACCGACACTCTCACCGACACCGACACCTATTTGTCTTATGTCCAATCAGGAATATTACAACGAGTGCGTTGCTCGTGGCCTTATCACTCCGGCTAATGATTACGATGACAGGATCACGAAGGAGAGAGGCGGTTATATGGGACCGTCAGGTCGAGAAACCTATTACAACCTTAATATGTCTCTCTGTGTCGCTTACATGAGGGATCTCGGATATGACGAGATTGAATATCCCTACTGGATAAGAGACGACGGAGCCAAGATGCTTGGTAATTACGTCATGTGTGCTGCTAATTGGAGCATCAGACCGAAGGGAACAATCCTCGAAACAAGTTTAGGAGATGCAATAGTCGTGGACACAGGTGACTTTGTTCTCGATTACCCAAACGGAGTCGACCTCGCTGTTGACTGGTAACAAAAGAAAGGATGAAAAGATATGAACGGATTACTGATTATCTATATGATCGGAGCTCTTGCAATCGGATTTCTCGCAGGAATCATTGTCGAACTCATTATTGATAGTGACACTATCACACAGCTCAGAAAGCAGAATGACAGACTCAGACTTGAGAAGGCATATCTGATGAAACACGGCCAGACGGAGACCATCGAGATCGTCGACAAGACTTTCGACCTCGATAACATTCCGACATTCGATCAGGACTGGTGAGGTGCGAGATGTTCATTAAGCTTCACGGAATTGTTGGGAATAACCGTCTCATTATCAATATTGATGAGATTGAAGCCATCCAAGAAATCAAAAACGGCTCAAAATACTATGCTTTTCATACCGAACACGGTGCAAAATCCGTGATTAGCATGAAGAAAAACACTATTCCGGTTAAAGAGTCAATTACCCAGATAGAGCATATGCTCAAAAACCCGAAATCATATGGAAATGAGGTGAAAACATAATGGAAACACCTCGAAATTGTGAAAACTGCAGACATTACAAAGCTCTTCCTCACGGAAGCTTTTTAGGAGATGGAATCTGCAGCGTGGTTATCAATAAACCCAAGTTTTCAAATAAGACCATGCACTGTAAGTATTGGAGCAAAAAGGAGGATAAATATGGCAAATAATAAGCACTTTTTTATGGGAAATGACCTTTATTATCTGAAGGATGTCCTTGATTACATCAAGAAGAAGAATCCGTCTCTCGACATTCCAGGATGCTGGTCAACAGGTGGAAGCCTTAACGAGAAGGTCAGATGTGAATATGGCATCCTTCCGATGTGGACAAACGGTGTCGAAGGCCGTGGCCATCGTGAGAAGTATTCCGGGAGCCAGATGTATAGTATCGCAGCTTATCTCATTCAGGATCTGAAGGAAGGTAACATCCAGCGCAGATCGTCAAGAAGTCTCACTCCCATTGAAGCTCTCGCAACAGGTGACAAGATTCCTGCTGAAGATTTCTGTGAAGCTTTCGGAGGTCAGGTTAATTACGAACCGGTTAAGCTTACACGCTATGAGATGTCAGACAGAGAAAAGCTTGAAAAAGAGCTTCAGAACTTATCTGATGCACTGACTGAACAGTTTAAAGCCTTCATGAGAAAGATTGTTGAAGCTTATATGGCTTCGACATGATCGGAGGCTCATATGAAGGATAAAGTTTTACACGCTGCTGTCACCAGTGCGGTGGAGCAGATCACACAAGCACTCCACGGATATACAGACAAGCAGATCTTCTGTCAGATCCTGATCGGTACCAGAGACGAGCACATGAAGGGAAATCCGGATGTGTATCACGTTAAGGTCCAATACTCTCACGCTTATGACCGTGATGACATTCCGATCATGACAGCAGATGCCAGAGTCACTTATTCAATCGAGAACGGAACTGAGCTCATCAGACACGTTGAGTGGATTAACAAGGAAGGAGGAGAAGATGGTCCATAGAGAAGAACACAGTGAGAACTACACAGTAATTGATAATTTTGTCTTGCAGAATATCAATCTGTCGTGGGAGGCTCGTGGCTTCTTGGCTTATCTTCTTTCCTTGCCAAACGATTGGAGCTTCACCGTGAGAGGTCTTGTTAAGCAGACAGGAACCTCAAAGAGCACGATCTTGAGACTTATGAATGAGCTGAAAGCAGCTGGCTATATCAAGCTCGAAAAACATAAGGACAAAGACGGAAGGTTCACATCAAGCTCCTGGCATATCTATGAAGGCACCTTCGAGAGCCACATACCACAAAAACGGAACACGGCAAAAACGGAACACGGCAAAAACGGAACACGGTCTGCACGGAATACGGTAAAACCAGAATCCGGTATTACGGAACACGGTGAAAACGGACCAATACAAAATACTAATAATAACAAAATACTAAATATACAAAATACTAAAGAAAACAAACAACTAAAAAAAGAAGAAGGTGTTCTTTCTGAACCTGAAAAGCTTTTTCTTGAATTTTGGTCTGTTTATCCCAAGAAAGTGGATAAAAAAGGTTCATTTCGAGCTTTTAAGAACATCCCGAAATTAAAAGAGACGTTCCCGGCAATCATGAAGGCCCTTGAAATCCAGAAACAGTCGCAGCAGTGGACAAAGGACAACGGACAATTCATTCCTAATCCTACGACCTACATCCATCAGGAACGCTGGCTGACCGTCACAGAATCAGATGAGCTGCAGACCAAGATCAATGAGACCGTGATGCAGAACATTGACGGATTCTTATTCTAACAGGAGGTAAAGATGTTATCAGTTCAATCATTCATCACAGGAATGGAGCTGCTTAAGAGAGCTTACATCGGATGGCAATTCGATACAAAAGACGAAATGCAGGTCCGTTTATGGTATTCAGCTTTCAAGAATACATCCGACAGCCAGTTCAACTCGATCATCAAGGAGTACATAGCTCACAATGAATATCCTCCGAAGTGCATCAAGAACCTGACTGATATCCTGGTCGACAAGGCTCTTGATCAGGCTAAGATCCCTCCGGAGAAAGCACTTCACTTCGTTAAGGACATAATCAGTGATTGTGGTGGCTGGGAATACGGTGGAAAGAAGGAGATATACAAGAAGCTCGAAGTATATCCGGCACTTT